GTATCGTGCAAGGTGGTTCTTAACACCGGCAATATCTCTATCAGGAATATCTACACCACCTCTAGAGCCTTGCACAGCAGCTGCAGCAGCGAATATGCCCCGAGGTACAGCCTTTAACCTACCATCTATCACATCCGCAATCGGTAGTTTGTAAGAGCCAAACAGCTCTGGGTTCTCTGAGTCATACCATACAAAAGCCTTTCTGTATTTCTCCCAGTCCATATTATCCTCTCCGCCTGCCCATTCTCTTACCCGAGACCTTGCAGCGTCTCCATCCCATGGTGTCTCCATATCAGCTAATGGAAGGTCTTGAAACGGTACAACAGCTTTAATGCTCTCAACCTGGGCAAGTGGGTTAGCAGGGAATGTTACCAGTGACCACTCCCACAGCCGTATCTCTTTTAGTTTCCTAGTCGTTCCTTCCCAAGCTTCTTTTACCGTATCATAGCCGATAGATAACCCACGCAATACACCTTGTTTCATCAGCGCGTATGCTTCGCGTCCTCTAGCTGTTTCAAGGTTCAACTGTCCCTTTACTCTAAGCCCACGGTTATCTTCTACTGCTGCGACAGTTAGTCCAATAGGTTCTGCAGGGTTATGCTGCCACAGTATCGGTAGTTCTGGGTTCTCTTGAAGGGTCTTTCTAAACGCTCCCGGCTCTATTACGTCTCCGGTTCTGTCAACGTTACCAAAAACAGCAGCATATCCTTCGAATAAGCCCTGATCGTCAATGTCTTTTACACTAAACCTAAAACTCTTTGTATCCATCCGTTATCCCCCCTTTCATCAGTACTCTACTACTTCGTATATTAAGGTGCATCTACAGTTTGGATGCGCTGGAGGTGTAAGTATTTCTTCTTCCCTCTTTGTGCCACCAGGGTATGTTTCTTCTAAGCCTACTACCTCACCATCCAGCGACTGACAGAACTCGCATGTGCGCTCATCGTGAGCTGTTAACCATGTTTTTATGATCTCACCTCTAAAAAAGCCATTCGCTTTAGCCTCTCTAACTGCCTGAAGCTGCCCCCTGTTGTAAGCATAAGATAGTTCGGTTCTAGCTATTCTGAGCGCCCTTTTTCTCAGCAGAAACTCCGCATAATTGTTAACCAGCCTCTCGACTTTGCTAGCAGCCAAGTTTTGCCGTATAAGGCTCTCTCTGTACCTAACTACAGCACTCGACTCTCTTTTAGTTAACCCGATCAATGGCTTTATTACTTTTGCTAGGTCATATGGTGATAGCGGGTTTTCTAGGATGTAAATTCTGAGTATTTCCCTTATCGCTTCATGCTGTGCATCAGTAAGCTGTACTATTAGCTGCCCGCCATGCTCACGTATCCAGTCCTCAATAAGCTGCCCAATGTGAGTGTTTTCAAACTGTTTCCTAGCATACTTTTCTATTTCTCCATTCATGTACTCCACTGCATTTTCCATAGCATCACGCCACGCTGGAGCCATAACTTCATTTACAAGCTTCGTGTAGTCGTTCGTCCATTGCTGCACCCATTCTATCGGCACCCAGCTGTACTGCATTATTTTTTCCATCTCTTTAACAGTCATCATTTCGCGCTGGGTATTCCACATCTTGCGTAGTGCCCTCTGTATCTTCGGCTCATTCTTATCGAGGTACCCACGCAGAACAAACTCCACATTTCTGGAATTTATCGGAACTGAGCGTATACCTTCTGGATAGCGTGGAGGTTTTGGCTGCGGTTCTGATGCTTTATGTTTCACTCTTCGCTCACATCCTCACCGGTGACAATGGTGAGTGGCATCATGTTGGCTGGCATCATCAGCATATCTCCACCTTCAACTTCATCGTACCCAAGCATAACTCTTGCCTCATTTGGAGTTATAACCCCAGTTTTAACTGCTTCGAGCGCTCTGGCCCATACTGTTTCTCTTTCCTCTTGCAGAGCTTCAATGTCATCTCTGTCGTAGTCAATGTATATCTTTTTATCACCGAACTTTGGAATAAGCCAATTATTAAGTTCGCCCTTAATGGAGTCCATAAGCGGTAGTACAGTCTCGGTGTAAAATGCCTGTCTACTTTCTCTTAGGTTACTATATGTTTTGTTCTCCGCATCTCCAATAAGTTCTGGTGGAACACCAAAAGCTATTGATATTTCCCTAGCTGAAAGCTTTAGGCCTTCAAGCCAATGCATTTCCGCAGGGGTAAGCCCGATCTCTTTCCAGTCGAGCCCGCCTTCAAGTAACAGCGGCCTACCGGCATTTCGCGCTCCCATGTACTGTTCCCGTATTTGCTCTTTTAGCCGTTCGAATTGATCAGGTTGTAATTCATTCTGCGTTACCAAAGCGCCTGGAGGTCTTGCGCTGTTTTGCAGTAGAGCAACGTTCCACGCTCTGCTCTCATTGTTTTGGTCAATGCTTCGTGCTGCAGCTTCAATGGGAGACATGCCATACCAGTCATCCAATGGGTTAAACAACTTCAAGTGCAGTATTTCTTCAGGCTTAAAATTTACAGTTATACCGCCCACTGTGTACTGATAACCGGCAATAAGCTGCTGCGAGTTACCAGCAACCACTTTCATCCGATCAGGCCTTAATACATATAGCTCTCTTGGTGGCCCGTTTTCTGGCCCAGCAGCTTCGATGTAACTGTTACCAGCTAGCATCAAAAAGCCCACGACACTTTCGAAGAATTCACTACCACCTTGCCATGGGTTTGGCCCGTTTAGCAGCTCCTTTAATGGGTGGTTTTCCAACTCTTCTATAGTTCCATCGTTCGTAGTTCTATATACCAGCCAAGGAATACCAGCGCACGCCATAGCTATTTGCCTAACACAGGCATACACGTAAACGTTACTCCCATATCCCTCTTTTGCGAAGTTAGCATAATTACGGGTAGTCCATACTGGCTGCCCAAGTGTCATTTCCACAAGAGCCCTCGTTGCTTGGCTTTGTTTCCTAAACATTTTTGTAAGTCCTTCGAACACTTTGTCACCCCCTTTACAGTGCTTCTATCCGTGGTTCATGTCTTGTTTGTACAGACAAAACGGCATAGCGTAGAGCGTCGACGGCATGGTCGTATTCTTTAAGCGGTTCATCTATAACACTCTCATTATGCACCTTCCACCGGTAGTTTTCTATTTCATCGAGCAGGTTATTTAGACCCCTAAATACGAACAACCTGTCGCTCTTGAGCCGAGCGATAACAGTTTCTATGCCTTTCTTAACTGCATTGTTAGCACTTATAGCTGGTATCCCAAGCCTTCGATATTCTTCAATTGCAGCTGGCTCTGATGGATCACAAAATGCGGCCTCAATGTTTTCCCCCTCGCACAGTCTCAGTATCTCTGCCCCACTTTCCTGCGGTATCTTGTTCCGCTTGTAATATTCTCTGTAAACATACATTACATCATCAGGGCTTACGGCTATCCATACCGCAGCCGTAGGGTTGTTATACCCAAAGTCGATGCCCATAACTCTCCGCCATTCTGGGGGAATAGGGAATGGGTTTACAATGTGTTTTGAAGAGTCGAAGTCTTCATACACTAGGCCTTCCGGGTTAGTGAACTCCCCCAAGTAAAACATTTTGAATTTCCAGTCTGGCATGGTCGCTTTTGCCCTTTCGAATTCTTCGCGTGGGTAATATGGGTTTTCTATGCTTGCGAATTGAATTACGTCATAGTCTTTGTCGCCAGCTTTCCACCGGTCGTAGAATTCCGTTTTAAGCCAGCCAAGGTTATAAGGTGTGGTAGTAATTAGCACCCTACCGTTATGAAACCCGACACGCCTGAGCACAACATCCCAAGCCTCGCGCTTCATCTGTCCCGCTTCATCTAGCCATGCAGCATGTACGTGCACGCCTTCTAATGAAAATGGGTTATCAGCACTGCCAAAGTAAATTTTCCCGCCCGTAGGTAAGTAGTATGTTCTTTCTCCTGAACGGTATTCGCCTTTAGCGACAGCATCCATGAATTTCAAGGTTTCGGGTAATACAATACGCTGGAACATTTGGTATGTGGGAGACACAACAAGAAAAGAACCGGTTGGATGTTGTTGTATCTCCCGATATAACCATATAGGGCCCACCCAAGTTTTTCCGCTCCCAGTGCCCGCAAGCATAGCTACATACTTAGCTTTGCTCTTCCAAACCCGCGTTTGCCCTTTGTGCAGCTTAACCCTCGTCGTCACTCAGCTCGACCTCAACAACTGGTGGTAGGGTAACCTCCTGCTTTCCGATCTCCGTGGGTTCTCCTCTGCTAAGCCGTTCGAGCTTCGTTGCAACATCCAGCCATCGCACAAGATCAGCAGGTCCTAACTCTTCAGGGTTTATTTTCTTCAGCCGTTCTTCTATCCGTTGCTGGAATGCCATCGCTAGCTTAGCATGCCTTTCAACCATTTTCAATATAGCCTTCTCATGTTCTGCCCGCTTCTTCTTCTCAATATAGTCGTCATAAGCCCTGGCGCGCTCTACCCAATTATACTTAGAGCTCCACCTAGTAAGTGTCGCTCGTGATCTGCTTTTAGCTAACTTTTGCCTTAACTTTTCTAATGAACGCTCAGGACCTAGATCCCTGTACTGGCAGAACACACTGTAGGCTTTAGTACTTTCCCCCGGCATCCTTTCCCACAGTTCGCTCATTTATCACCACAGCTTTTTAGCCCAGTTATCTCCCCCAGATAAACATCAACCAGTATCATTCTTATCTCCATGCTCCATCTTTCATATACCCATATTATGCCATGTTTTTTTATGGCCTAATTCCTAACCTTGTCACTTGGCTTAACAGAAAGAGCTTCCAATACTTCATCTGCTTTGCTCGCTCGCGGGTCGTATACACTCCACATTCCAAAACCTTGAGAGTTCTTACCGCCAAGTCCAGACTCATACGTTATCCATATCAGTTCTGGATCTCCACTAAGTTGGAATATCCCTGTGTAAGCGCATATGACAGTATCTTTGAAGTACATTATCTTTTTGTTTTTCCGTATGCTGAAATTAGCAGGTACTATTGACAGTTTCATGTTATCGATACTTTTCTCGCTATAGCGTTCATTCTTCATAGATAAGAATGCTTTGTATTTCTTTATAGCGTTTGCTCTGATAAGCGTTGAAAACTGTTCTTCGTAAGGTTTGTAATAGTACACTTGCGACTTTCCACCAACGTCGTATGTACTGTAAATGGTGCAAGGAGAAAGCATTTTTATCAACGTAGGGTTAGATATCTTCGGAAAGGGCTCATAAAGGGCTCACAAAGGGATCATGACGTATAAGCCAATAATTTCATTGAAATTAGCCGCACTTTCTGGTGCCACAACGTTGTTTCTGATGACTCGCAAAGGTTCGTGCATTGCCTTTAATAATGCAGCATTAAGTAGTTTCCTGTTGCGCAGTCAAATATATGCTTTTGTCCGTCTCTATAAGCTGCCATGAGCTGTCTCCAGGAATTAAATTGTCTATTTCCTGTCTGAAACCTTCCAGCGCTACATTAATGCACTCGTAGCATTCGTCAAGCGTGCCGTAACGCAGTGCGAAATAGTCGAGCATGTTTTCTTTGTACATTAAAGCAGCTACTGAGTACACAATGTTTTCCCATAGGTCAATGTTGTTTACTTGCTCACGACGTTGCCAAGTCTCGCGCGCAATTTCCCTCCCATAGTCCTCAAACATTTTCAGCTCTACTTTCCCTTCGCTTTTCATGTTTGCCCCTCCCTCTTACAGGATACTTACACTTTAGCACATATGTGTAATTGTGTCAATAGCGTTACGCTTTCTTACACCTTGCTACTTTCCGCCTTTAATTGCGTCGTATAACCTCGACAGCATAGCTGGCATCTCTGCTCTGGTCGCAGGTTTATCAGGGTTAAAA